AGTCTCCGATACTGTTTTAAATCCTACATAGAACGACGACGTCCCTCGGAATGGCTCCGAGAAACTAATTATCTCTTGTTCATCCATGAGGGGTTACTCCCCTTGTGGACTAGTTAAGTGTCAGTGTGAGGGAGGTAATCTCGAAAGTATCACCTGCGGTGACAGCAGCAGCTGCAGAAAGAGCGCCGTACCAGAGTGGATTGCCACCAGTTGATGCATCCCACATTGACCAGTGTGTATATGTCTCTGTTGCTGCAACGTTGGTCCATTCAGCTCCTGCTGAAACTTTTGTGCCCACCGTGGAGACAGTGCTAGCGGCATTAAAAGTAATAGCCTTGCGGGTTGTCTCTACTGCTGGGTTTGCTGTTCCGTCTTCGCCTGGGTCCCCAAGATGAAGCTTAAGGAACGTAGCAGGAGCCGAGTAGGCTTGACCCGAACCATCCAAGGTATCGAGTAGCTGGAGTTCTAAATAATTTGAAATTGTCATGAATGATACCTTTTTGCTAGGGGCCGGTTAATACCGCTTGTTACAAGAATAACACCTATGGGGTGAACTCTATTTGAACAGAAAGGTCACCCCCAGGATTCAATGACCCTATTTGGTCAATGTCAACCGTTAAATAGTCACCGGTGGTTAATTCTGTTATTTGGGGGGTGTTTGTTGAAACCAATGTCTGTCCGGCAAAAATTTTTGGCCTGCTCAACTGGGTAGTAAATATTGTCGTCCCATTCTTGTTGACGTCGATTATTAAATCTGAGCCAGTTGGGGCGGTACCCACTGAGGCCCTTATGTTCCCAATGGTTATCGGACCTGGTATGTAGAACTTTGCTCGACCAGTTCCGGTGCTCAAGGTGCCTGGGACCGTGAATACTTGCACTTGATATGTAAATTGCTGCACCCCTGGAGCACGCGTCGTCGTTATCAGGATTCGGTTTGGGGTTTCGGTTGTGACTACCTGAACTACATTTTCCGTCGTCATCGCGTCACCTCTGGAGAAAGCACAAACTCTCCCTGCAAAATTCTGTCGACCTCATTTGTGGGTGAGATAATTTCAATGTCGTACACACCTGATGTTGTTATGTTGCGCGTGTCTTCAGCCCTAATGAATAGGCTTATTTTTCCGTCAGTTGGGGTTGGGTCGCCAAGAATAATTCGGAAAGTTGCAGCATTTTCTGTGGTTAGGGTGGCGATGGTGGTTGCCGATTCGACGTATTTCCTGACCTGCATTCTTGCTGTGTATCCAGTCAGGTCCCACGGAAGAAATTCCGGACAGACGGAAGGGTCGGCACAGTCGGCAGGATAATCCGAATTCGTGTATTGCAGGGTCAGCTGAAGGTCAAAAGTGGACCCCTGCTGGCAAACCATTTTATATCGACCCGCTACCATTGACACGGCTTTTCTCCAATCATCGACCTATAAGATTGTAGATTAGAAAGCGCCGACTTGGTCGACGATGCGCTTTAGAGGACCGAACCACTGTCCTTGTTTGGTCCAACCTTCTTGAGTCCAAGCGCCGCTGCGATTGTCAGAGCCAAGGCGGAAACTCCAACCTTCAGGTTGTCAGTATTTGACAGTGAGTCAAAATCCAACCCGCTTGCCATTGCTGAACCCAGCCAGCCGGTCAAGAAAGCCATTACTGCTCTTTCGACGGTATCTTTGATAAATTTAGTGCTCATAGGTCCTCCTGTGTTTGTTGACCAACATAAGGGTATCACCAATTCTTGCCCGCTGAATGAATACAGTCACTTAATTGTTTACACCGTAAATTAGTTCTTTGAATTATTAGGGTAATATTTTTTAATGAAAATTAACGGATATGAAATACCGAACGAGCACTACCCCTTGGTTGTTCGGCAGTCGCGTTATAGCGGCGTCTATGAGGGCGGGCATTTCTTTTGCTATTCAGGAAGTGCCCCCCTGCCGGATGCATACCTTGATTATCTCGAGGGAGATGACTGTGATGCTCTTGATTTTTGGGCCAGCGAAGAAGCAAAAAGATTTGGGGTCGGCAATAGCCCAAATGATGCATTGGATGATTTCTGTAAAAAAAATTCTTTTTGGGCGACTGAGTCTGCGGAATATAAACAAATAATTTCTGGTTTTGAGGCAAGAATATTGGCGAACAGGCATGGAACTGAGTCGGTGGAGCGCACCGACTATTATCAAATGTCTCAGCCAATTTTTGTCCCAAGAAAACAAAGTGAGTTTTAATGCCTCCCCAAAAAAGAAAACCTACAATTTGTTACATAACAGGAGACTGGTCTTGGGGAACCGAGCCGCTACAACCAAATGGATGTGCCTGGTATCGCTGCAAGCTCCCCATGGACGAACTGGGAAAGCGCGGATGGATTACTGGAATGGGGTTTCCGGGTTTCAGTAAAGAAAAGGGTTTCGGCTTGATAGTGCAAGAGGGGCAAGTAATACATGGTTGGGACATCGTGGTTATGAAGCTACTGATGCAGCGAGAGGTCTTGGAGGGTATGGATTATGCGGAATCTATTGGGCAAAAAGTTGTTGTCGACGTAGATGACTGGTATGAGGGTTTGCCGGAATCGAATAGAGCATTCAAGGTAACAGACTCCAAAAACAATCCAGACAACAACAGGGAAATCTACGCAGAAATAATTAGCCGTGCTTTTGCAATTACTGTCAGCACTCCATTTCTTTATGATTATTATTCTTCCAAGAGAAAAAATGTATATCTTGTCAGGAACGGAATAGACATCAACGCTGCTGGCCGTTGGACGAACATACCAAGAAATTCTGCCAAGCACAGAACGACCATTGGCTGGGTGGGTGCCACGGATTGGCGCTCTCACGACCTTGAGCAAATTTCACCATGGTTGGATGATTACATGAGCAAACATAAATTGCACTTTCACCACTCTGGACACACTGAATCAAGTCTAAATGCTAGCAATTTGCTGAAAATATCAAAAAAATATTTTAAGACTTGCAGCCTTGCCCCAATCCTTTCTTACCCGCAACTGTTTAGATATTTTGATATTGGGATTGTGCCTTTAAGTGACGTGCCTTTCAATCATGCAAAATCGTTTATTAAAGGTCTGGAGTACGCGGCAGCAGGTGTTCCCTTTGTATCATCGTACTCGCCCGAGTATCAGCACCTAGCTGACTGCGGAATCGGGCGAGTCGCAAAATCCGATTTGGAGTGGCAGGAGCACCTTGACTGCCTTTTGGACCCAAAAATAAGAATTTTTGAAAGAGAAAAAAACAAAGAAATTTTGAATGCTTTTTCAATGCAGGTGCGAGGAATTGAATGGGACATGGCTTTTAAGCAAATATTAGAAACTGTGTAGCTGAAACAAAATCATGAATGACATCGCCTTTACCTTTGGAATCATAACTGTTTATGAAGACATAAATAGATTGAAACAGATAATAGAGAGTATCCGCGCTCTTGGGATTCCAGAGTACGAAATACTGCTCGTTGGTGGCGGTGATTCAAGCGAAATTGAAGGTGTTGACATTTCAAAGATTGATTTTGATGAATCAATTAAACCAAGATGGATTACTAGAAAAAAGAACATACTCGTTCAAAACGCCAAGTACGAGAATATCGTTTTAATGCACGATTATCATATTTTTGAAACTGGATGGTACGAAGAATTTAAAAAGTTTGGCACCGACTGGGAAATCTGCTCATGCCCACAATACCTAATCAATGGTGCGAGAAATCCAATGGATTGGTCTCTCTGGGATAAGCCTGGACATGGACGCGCGTGGTCCCTTGACTACAACGACTGGACGCAGACTCAATACATGTACATATCTGGTGGATTCTTCATGATTAAAAAGCACGTCATGATTGAAGAGCCGCTTGATGAATCGCGTGGGTGGAACGAGGAAGAGGATGTCGAGTGGTCGATGCGTGTTCGAAATAAATACGTTATGAAGTGCAACGGCAAAAGCATTGTGAGACACAATAAGTGGCACAGGCACGCAGGGCCTAATCCAAATGAAAAGTAACTTTCTTGTAATTTTTGACCTTGATGGTGTTTTGATTGAGTCACGTGACGTTCATTACGATTCGCTAAATATTGCCTTAAGCAGAGTTGATGTTAAATACGTAATTTCGCAAGAAGAACACCTGTCCAAATATGACGGCCTTGGGACAACTACAAAGCTGAAGATGTTGACCGAAGAAAAAGGCCTCCCGGAATCAAAGCATCAACAAATCTGGGAAGACAAACAAAAAGCCACTCTAAAAATACTTTCAGATTTCCCTAAGAACTACGTAGCAATTGACATAATGCAGACCCTGAAGGAAAAGGGCTGGCGTATTGCTGTTGCCTCAAACGCCATAAGAGACACGGTCATAACCGCCCTGGATGCAATTGGGGTTCTCAAATACGTCAGTTACATAATGAGCAACGAGGACGTGAGAAATCACAAGCCACACCCAGAAATGTACTGGCAATGCATGGTCTCTCTTGATGCAAGTCCTGCAAATACTATAATTATTGAGGATTCTCATATCGGTAGAGAAGGTGCGCTTAGTTCTGGCGCAAACCTTTATGCAATAAAAAATGCCGCAGACCTTAATAAAGAACGGTTAATGCGTTTTGTTGATGAAATAGAAAATAGAGGCAAAAAGCCTGTTGCTTGGAGGAATGAAAAAATGAATGTTTTGATACCCATGGCAGGAGCCGGCTCTAGATTTGCGCAAGCTGGCTACACATTTCCAAAGCCTCTAATTGAAGTTAACGGTAAACCAATGATTCAGGTGGTCGTCGAGAATCTGAACATAGACGCTCACTTCATTTTTCTTGTACAAAAAGAACACTACGAGAAATACAACTTGAAACAGGTTCTAGGACTCATCAAACCAGGGTGTGACATTGTCTTAGTTGATGGAATGACAGAGGGTGCCGCATGCACGACTCTACTTGCGTCCGGACTGATAGATAACGATGAACCATTACTGATGGCCAACTCTGACCAGATAGTCGATTGGAATAGCAACGAGTGTTTGTACGCATTTGGTGCAGAAGGCATTGATGGTGGAATCCTCACATTCAAGGCCACCCACCCAAAGTGGTCATACGCAAAGCTCGGGGATGATGGCCTGGTAGATGAAGTTGCAGAAAAAAACCCAATCTCAGATAATGCAACTGTCGGTATTTACTACTGGAAACATGGTTCTGATTATGTCAAATATGCAAATCAAATGATTGAAAAAGACATTAGAACCAATAATGAGTTTTATGTCTGCCCAGTATTTAATGAAGCCATTCAGGATGGCAAAAAGATTCGAATTAAAGAAGTCCCTAAAATGTGGGGAATTGGAACGCCTGAAGACCTGAATTACTACTTGGAGAACAACAAATGAGCAAGAACAAAAAAGATTATCTAGATATGCAGAATTCTTATTACGACGAATATGCATCGAAGTGGTCGCTGGATTTCAGGGACCCAGTTGTCGGCTCGTATGACGCTCATAACAACTGGTCGGATTATGACAATTTTTTATTCAAGGACTTTGACACTAATGGTCTTATCGCTCTTGAGTACGGATGTGGCCCTGGACGAAATTTGGTCAAGTTTGCAGACAGGTTTGCTCGAGTTGACGGAATTGATATATCTGATGTAAACATAGAAAAAGCCAGAATCAATACAAAAGCAAACAATATTTCAGAGCCACGCTTATATGTTACGAGTGGAGATAATCTTTCAGCTATTGCTGATGAATCATATGATGTTGTATTCGCAGTTATATGTTTCCAACACATTTGTGTCCACGAAATTAGATTCAACATCTTGAAGGACATATTCAGGGTTCTAAAGCCGGGCGGCAAGTTGTGTTTCCAGATGGGATACGGCGGAAAAGGTGAAATTCCAACTGCTGATTACTACGACAACAACTATGACGCCGGAAGCACAAACGGACACTCTGACGTAAGCGTGAAGGATGAGCAAACACTTGTTGACGACTTAATAGGGAAAATTGGTTTTACAAACTATAAATCAGACATACGTGACACAGGACCTGGTGATAATCACAGAAACTGGATATGGGTTCAGGTGGAAAAATGATTTATATATCTCACAGAGGCAACCTGCACGGACCAAAACCAGAACTTGAAAATAACCCAAAATACATAGAAGAAGCAATTGAGCGTGGGTTTGATGTTGAGGTTGACTTGTGGGTTAATGAATTTGGAACTTCCCTAGGGCATGACGGTCCGCAATATTCAGTTCCACATCAATGGCTTATTGATAGAACTGACCAAATATGGATTCATTGCAAAAATGCAGAAGCATTAGCTTTTTCCATGCAAAATGATTTGCATTGTTTCTTCCATAACACGGACGACTATACGATTACCAGCAGGGGTTATGTTTGGGCGTTTCCTGGGAAAAAAGCAAGTTCAAAGAAATGCATAAAGGTGCTTCCAGAAACATCTTGGTGGGAGATGGATTCTGACTGGAAAATTCAATACTCCGGTGTTTGTTCAGATTTTGTTGCAGAGTTAAACAAACCTAAATACAAACTTTCCGAATCACCAGTATTGAAGCCAATTGATTACGAAAAACATTTTGTTATCGGTACTCCATTGGTTGCATGGAAGTGTGATGCCAAAGAGCACATGAACTGGATGGCCGATAGAGCTGAGATTTGCAGGAAGTTTCCCAACGTTAAATGGTTTGCTTCATTTGAATTAGACAACCGAGGAATAGAGCCTTTCCACGAAGTTATTGAAGCACTAAAAGAAGTCAATGGAGATTACTGGACCTATTCGATAAATGACATGCAAAAAAAAGTTGATTCCGGTAATAGGTGGATTCGCATAGAGACTGGAAGAAACCTAATTAGGGAATTTGCTCAAAGAAACAGAATAACAAGTGGTCACCATTGGGGTGAAGACTGCACCGAATTGAACTATGGAGTTGCAAATTACTCAGCAGTTCTGTATATAGATTCGGACATGTCACTTGATTCAGTAGCTATTGAAAAAATGCTTGAAGTGAACAGGCCACTTGTAGGAATAGATGTTCCTGCATATTGCCTATCGGGTCCAATTGTTCATGAAAATCCAAGAATAGAAGAGCATTGGACGACTGCGGGAGCTCTTTTGGTCAATGCTCCAGCCTTCTACGACCTTCCTTGGTCACACAACTCTTACCTGAATCTCAGCGATGACCCAACATTCCAGTCAATGGCGGAGAGACTGTTGCGCAGAGAAGGAACAGAGAACCTTGAATCAACCTATGGTATGACATGGGTTAGAAAAGACGGAGAAGCAAAGCATCACGGAAGACTTGAGCCAGTAGAAAAAAGAAAGATAGCAGATAGAGATATTTAGATTATTTTCCTAAATACTCATCTATATCTTTACTGATTGAATCAAGAGAAAAGTCAATACCGTTTCTTTGTTCTTTTGTGGGCCAACTTGACTGTTGGCCTTTTGGTGTTGGCTGCTGATTTTCTTGTGCGGTAGTGACTGGGTTCCAGTCACGTTTTCCATTATCTTGATACTTTTCCGTAACCCAAGGAAATGGTTCGCCGATATAGTCTCTCTCTCCAAGAAGAAACCCGTTGGCATATCTTTTTACTCTTGTCCCAGTTCTGTCGACTAAAAACTTCTCAAAATTACCCCTAAGTGGCGGGAATGATTTTTTCTCTTCAGGGTTCAATAGTCTGTGTTCTGACCATGGGACTTCCTCGTCATGGAATGGAAGTCCGTTTTCGTCTAGGTCGGCTTCGTGTGCTCCGGTTAAGTAGTGCCAAAGCGTGTGCTGCTCTTGTTCCTTTACCCTTCCAGGGACGAAATCTGGGTCATATCTATGTTTGTCATATCTTCCGTTTGTCAACTCCGAAAAATCATAGGTGACCCCAAAGTGGTCAACGGCATATTTTTGGGAAACTTGACCTGGAGTTAGTTCCAGATTGTTCACTTCGATGTACTTCTTAATCCCGTCTTGGAATTCTGGGTATCCGTGGCAGGTAAAGTCATCGACAACTACAGCAATTATCCCAAAGTCATCTTCGTTCTTGTATTTTTGATTTAGCTCTTCAATAATTGAGTGTTGTGGGATGTTCCCACATCCTGCAGCGACATTAAATATGAGCGTGACTTTCCCTTTTCTGCTTGACAGAATATCGCTATCTTTGCCATTGGCAGACTGTAGGGCTATGTCGTATATGGACATCGGGATGATTGTCTCAAATTTGTTGTACGTCACACCAACATATTACATCACGAAAATTCATCAGTTGAATAATTTCCAAATGGTAGAATTGGAGGTCTTTTTTAAGGAGGCCCCATGTTCATACGGCGTCGCCGCGTTAATAAGCCTGCATTGATAATGGCCGTTCCATCGGTATTCCTTTTGCTAGTATCAATTTTTGGCTTTTCCGCTCCAGCGAAAGCGACATTTACTGCAAATACACAGATTTCTAATGGGCAGGCATTCCTGCAAGGTGAGTTCGCGGAAGTAGGCGTACGAGCGAACGGAGCCTTTGGCTCGACAAGTGTTCCTTCTGGATTCCACGCAAACCCACCTAACTGCCTTGGTTTCCGAGTTGACCGTGAAATGGATGGTTGGGGCGCCACAACAGACGATGGTGACTATTTCTGTCCAGGCTCACCCTTCGAGGGCTGGCAAATGAAGGTTGCTGAGAGCATTGGCAAAAACGACCACGGACAAACAGGTATTGCAGGTGGGGTTTCTGACATTCAAGACTCTGGCTCCTCGCAGTGTGTTTCTTGGATTAGTGCCAGCCCATTCAACGGCGTAAGTGTTTCGCAAAGGTACTGCGTTCCAACGGCAGGGCAAGCGCTTCATACTGACGTAACCCTCACTAACACGACTGGCTCTGCAATTAGTGATGTGTATTTTGGTCGTGGCTTTGACCCAGACAACGCAACTGGCTCTGGCTCTATGACTTGTGCTGGTGGAACCGTGAGTACATCAATGTTCCAGTCTTGCAACGGTGTAACTGGACAAGGAACCGAAGCACAGGCAACAGCAAGATGGGGCAATAACGCATTCATTGCACTTCAGTCATTTGATGCTCGTGCTCGTGTGGCCAGACAAACTGGTGGATTTTCTTCTCCAGACCCTGCTGATATTTGGAACGCTGGAAACATACTTGCGACTAGCGGAACATATCTTGGCAATGTTGGAGAAATGTATGCCGACGCCGGGATATACGTTGCCCTGAATGTTCCAACACTTGGCGCTGGCGCTTCGACATCGTTCCGTATTAGCTATGTGCTTTCAGCTGATGGAAACAATGCACCAGTTCTTGGTTCTCCGGTTGTAAGCGGTATTGGCCAGACCTCCGCGACTGTTGCTTCAACAGTTAATCCAAAGGGTTTCTCTACCACGGCACAATTGGTCTACTCAACTGACCCAGATTTTGGAACTTCTAGTTCTGTTTCAATGGGAACGCTTACTGGGACAGACGAAGTTGCCATTGACGCAGAGATTACTGGTCTCGACCCAAGCGAAATTTACTATGCAAAAATTGTTGCAACCAATGAGACTGGTGAGACAGAGTCCGCAGTATTTGAATTTGAAACCCTTGCAGCCACTGCGCCAATAGTCTCGTCCGAGGAACCGACAGTAACGGTTGACGACGGTCCTGTAACACTCTCTGGAACATTAAACCCTAACGGCTTTAGCTCTACAGCCGTATTCCAGTACAGCACGACAGCCGACTTCTCTGGAACCGTTGTTGACATCCCAGTCTCAGGAACATTCACTGGCACTTCGCTTTCAACCGTATCAACAGTTGTTGAAGGTTTGACTGGTTCAACCACCTACTACTTCAGACTAAAAGTAACCAACCTTTCAGGGATATCGGCATATGGCTCAACTCTTTCTTTTGTTCCTGCCGACATTCCTGCCCCCACTGCTGCTTACCTGAATCCAGTTACAAACTTGACTGCTGTTGCAAACGCAGATGGCAGTGTTGACCTTGATTGGGACGCATCGGCGGCAAGCAATACCGCTATCTACGGTTACTCGGTTAGTTTTTACGACCTAACCGTAATTGGTGGAGCAACATCAGGTGGTTGGGGAGTTTGGACTAATCAAGGAACCAACTACTCGTTGAGCACTGGGATGTTCTCTGGAAGTAATCCCGTCACGACTGGATACGGACCTGTTCGTTTTGGTATCAAAGCGGGAAATCAAAGTTGCTTTTCTAATGCAGGCGTAGGTCCATGTGTGTACGGTCCTGAAGTAACTGTTGATGCAACCGTTGTTGACCCAACTCCAGTAACTACTACTACTACTACTACTACTACAACTACTACTACAACTACTACAACTACTACTACAACTACGACCAGTACGACCGTCGCTCCTGTCGTCGTGACTCCCCCAGACGGTACAACAGTGCCACTCCCGCAATACCCAGAGCCTGAAACAGAATCCACAACGGTGCCGCTTCCCGTAGAAACAGAACCTGAAATCGAATTGCCAACAGAGACAATTCCAGAATATTCAGAACCAATTGGAATAGACCCAACAGAAACCGAAACGGTAGTAATAATAATTCCACCAGATGATTATACCGTCGTCGATATAGAAGAAAACGAGCCAATCACTACAGTCATATTGGACAACATCCTCGAAGATACGTTCACTACTGATATTGAGGTTGACGAGGTTGGCGCTGTTCTTGACACGCTCCTTGGCGCAGAACTTACCGACACCCAGTTTGACAATGTTCTAGAAGCCGTGTTTACTGAAGATGTTTCGGCAGATGTATTCACTGAAGCACTAACGACGATGCTGGATGCAGACATCACCAGCGAACAGTTGACGGCAGTTTTGGATTCAGCATTCTCGGAAAATACTTCTGCTGAAAACATGGTGTCGGCTTTGGTGTCAATCTTTGATGGCCCGCTTAGTTCTGGCGACCTAGACACAGTTATGGCAGCCGTATTTGACGAAGATATATCGGTTGCGGACACTATGACCGTACTTGGAGACTTGCTTGAAACAAACCTAAGCGCGTCAGAAACAGAAGCAATCTTTGACAGCGTGTTTGACGATGACCTTTCCGACGCAGAAACCATTGACCTCATCGTTGATGTTTTGGCAGACGAACTCACCTCAGAGTTGTTGAACACTGTTCTTGGTGCGGTCTTTGACGAAGAAGTAAGTAACGAGGTTTTGATTGAAACCTTCACCGCCGTCTTGGGTAATGAACTAGACGCCGAGTCTGTTGGTGTAATCGTGGATGTGTTGGAATCAGACACGATTTCAAGCGAGCAGGTTGGACAAGTCGTCACCTTGGTGATTGAGCAAGAGGGTGGCATTGAGTCTGGCCAAGCAACCGAACTTGCAACGAGTGCAAAAGTTCTTGAAAGCATTGACGGCGAACAAGCATCCGCAGTGTTTAATGCAATAGTTGTTTCCGAAGTTTCCGAAGAGGCTGGTGCTGAAATTTCAGAGGCACTCACCGAAGCCCCAACCGATGTTAAGGAATCATTTGAAGAAGAAATCAATGTGTTCGCCGGCGTGTTTGATACGTATACCGCATTAGGTTCTTCCATAGATGT